CATCAGCAAGTTGCCTTGCTTTATCATACATCTGAAGATTTTCTACTGCTGTACTAGGAAACTTAATTCCTGTAATACCAGTGCCAGGAGCTCCAGACTGTCTCCTAAATATTTTACCAGGGTATATATCCATAGACTGACCTGGTACCATCATGTTTTCGTCTACTTCAAAAATTAAATTGCCAGCTAGTGCTAAGTTGTCAATAGCCATACGAACATGACCATTCATCAATAACTGAGCATCTTCCATATTTTCAGGAACACCTATACCAAAAAATCTGTAAGGATTTTTTTCATATGGAAATACTTGATAGGGTAATCTTTCAGGCACAAATGGATTTAATACTACTCTTAGTATTTGAGTACCACATATCCATGCATTTACATGCACTTGATCTAGTGCTGAGGTATCATCAGGTATGTCTAGTTGTATTTCTTGTGCCATCTTAGCATCTAATACACCCCAATACTCTAGTACTTCAAACCTATCTTCATTATAAATAGGATCATTGTCTGCGTATAAATCATTTTCAAAATATCTTTCTTCGTAATTTGTACCCATAGTAAGGCAAGTTTCAATAGCATCTTTATCAAAAAAAGGTCTATTTCTTAGAGCACGTAATTGTGATCTATTCATTCTATGTCTTTCTATAATATATTCTGCATCTTCTAAACTTAATGCTGAAGGATCAGGATATAAATCCCAACAAGATACATGACTTAATCTAGGAACTAATTTTTCTTCTGGATCATAGTACCTACCATTTTCATCGCTAGACCACTTATGTATTGTTTTTGTATGGTTGAAAGGTCCTTTAATTATACCAGTGCCAAGTAAACACTGCTCAAAAAGTCCTTTTCTGAGTTCGGAAACTGCTGAAGCGTCTAGTAGTTGATCATGGATAAGTTTTTCCATTTTTCTAGCTGCTTCCTTGGCTGGAGATAGTTGTGGTTCTCCCATGTTAGATGGACCTGCAACTAAATTAGCCTGAGCCATATCATCTTCATATGGACCTAATTCTAATTCAGTAGCCTCTGTAGCTCCTGGTGGTAGCTCTCTACCATCTCCTTCAAACCCATAAGGGTCTGTTTCTTGTATTTGCTGATCTAAAGGCGTTTCTAGGTGAACAAACTCTTCTACACCCTCAGGCATAGGAGTAGATTCTACAGATATTGGAACTTTACCTTGTGAAAATAAAATTTCTACTAACTGCCCAAAAGCAGCTAATACTTTTACTTTAGTTATTTTTACAGTAACTTTAGATCGTTCTGATTTTCTATAATCTTCACTATCTTCAGAAGTTCCTCTGTAGTTTTTGTAAGCTTTGAGCCATCTTTGTTCGTCTGATAGACGACCATCTTCTGATTCTCTATACTTACCTTTTATGTAGCCTGCTAAACCAGTCATCTCCTCTTGGGTGATGTCTTCCTGTTCATCAGTGCCTACTAATTCACCTAAATCAGCCATAATTAGTAATCCTTTTGATCAGCCATAGACATGAAGTTGCCATCTATTTGATTTTTCTTCATACCTGAGGTATTACCACCTTCAACAGGTGTTTCTTCGCCATGAGAATATCTTGTTTCAACCCACTTTTCATTTTTCATTCTGAAAAGTTG